GCTGGGCGTACTCCCCGTTGACCCACTGGTGGAACGCCTGCGGGTCGGCCTGCGCCACCTGCGCGAGCTGCATGGCCCAGGCGACGATCTGCGGATCCTGCTCGCGTAGCCCCATTTGGTCATAGGGCTCCCACTGCTTTCGGTAGGAGGCGTGCTCGGAGAACTTCCTGGCGACGTTCGCGTCGAAGGACTTGAAGCCCTCCTCGGCGATGCCGCGCGCCTCCTCGTCTTGGATACGGTCGAGGAACTCCTGGTAGGGAGCGCCTCCGCCGCCACCGCCCTGGCCTTCTGGCTGTACGTTGGCGTCTTGATCGGCGAATGACACCGGTCACTCCTTCCGCGCTGTTCCCCGCCCCTGGCCTAAACGGCTGGACGGGCTCCTGGCGCTCTGAGGTTGGCGAGCGCGCCCTTCTGGGCCGCTCGGATGGGCGAAGGCCTGGCGCTGGTTGACTGCCCCACCTCTGCGCCCTTGCCCTTCCAGGCATCGCACGTCCACTCGCCGTCGACGACCAGCGGCGGGTACTTCGTGCAGTGGCCGTGGTCGAAGTAGGTGCAGGTGTCGCACTCCCTGGCCTCATCGTCCGCGGCGCGAAGGTTCGGGGGCGCGGTGGGGCTAGCTTCCGATTCCGCCATCGAGGTCTCCATTCGTGGCCGCGATCATGTCGAAGCGAATCCGGTCGACGTCGTCGGCGGGGATGTCGAGCGTCATCTTGACGCTCGCGTGGGGCGGCACCTCGCCGGCCGCCACCCGCTCGCAGAAGCGGGTGTACTCCCGCTGGCAGGAGATGATGAACTTCGCGAACGTCTCGGTGTATTCGGCGGTCACACCCGGCCGTGCTTTCCGCCCGTGATCTGGACGTAGGTGCGCCCCGGCGGCTGCGGCTGAATCCACACCGGGGTCGTGAACGTCTGGCTCGCCGAGGCGGCGATCGTGCCCGCCGGGGCCGACGACGTGTCCTTGTAGTAGTTCAGCGTGGTGCCGGCGATGTTGTTCACCACCACCGTTTCGCCGTTCTTCCCCTCGACCGCGACGGGGAGCATCGAGCCGTAGGAGAGGACGTTCTCCCCCAGGATCAGCTGGGACATCACCGGCCGCCGGAATAGGTGGTGGACGTCACCTCGTCGTAGGGGAGGTTGAGGATCATGTTGTCGGCGTCCCGGGTGCGGACCTGGATGATCGTCGGCTCGCCGGTCTCCTTGTCGACCTCGACGTTGCCGAGGTAGGCGGCGAAGTGGCCGGCGTAGTCGCCCTCGAGGATCTGCACGAACGAGCCGAGGACCGCCGGCCCGAGCTCAACGTTCTCGACTCCGTCGTCGGCGGCGTGGGCGTCGAAGCCCTCCGGGTTCTCCACGGGCTCGTTCGGCGCCGGGGGTGCGGCCTGTGCCGCGACCGCGCCGGCATGCTCTTCGACGGGCGTGGCCACCGGGCCTTCGGTGTTCTGCTCGCTCGCCTCTTCTTCGGCCTTCGCCTTCTCTGCCTTGGTCGCCATCTATCTCGCTCCTCTTCCGTTGTTGACGTTTCGCATTCGCTGCTCGTGAGCCTCCTGAGCGCGGCGCTCGTCCTGGGCCATGCCGTGCATCTTCATCGCGTGCGCCTGCTCGGCGTGCTGGCGGGCCTGCTCGGCCTGGGCGCCGCCCTGCTGAGCCTGGGCCGCCTGAATCAGCTGGGAGAGCTGCTGGCCCTGCAGTCCCTGCTGATGGTTCGCCAGGTCCATCACCTGCTGCTGCTGCTGGCCCTGCACCTGGCCTTGGGACTGCTGCAGGTTGGAGAGATCCTTGGCGTCCTGGTAGGCGGCCTGGGTGAGCGTCGGCGGCACCTGCCCGGTCATCTGGAGCTGCATCTGGAGCTGCTCCTGCTGCTGCTCCTGCTGCTGATTGAGGTGCAGCTGGAGGTGCTTCTCGAAGACCTGTTTCACCTGGGGCGGCGCATTCGCGTACCGGGCCGACTTCATCATGTCGGTGTGCCCGTCGATGTGCGACTGGACATCGTCGACGTTCGGGTTGACCGGAAGGTCATTGCCCTGCATGAGCAGCACGTTCTCCCGGTTGACCTGGGTCTCGTTGACCGTGTACTCCTCGATCAGGTGGTCGGTCGCGCCGAGGCCCATGTCGCGGAAGAACTGAGAGAGCTGCCGGCCGTGGAGGCCGTTCCCGGTCTGGGTCATCATCGTGATGATGTCCCGCATCATCGCCTGCTTGGAGGCCAGGTTCTGCGGGAAGGTCGAACCGGCCTGCACCTCGATGTGCGTGTTGTCGTGAAGGTCGGTGTTGCGGAAGTCGAAGATCTGCCAGGCGCCGTCGTCGCCCGCGATCTTGATGATGCGGCTGTCGGTGTAGAAGCGCTGGATGTGCTCGAGGATCTTCGTGCCGATGATCCCGAGGCCCTCTTCGTGGTCGGCGACCGCGAGCGCGAGACGCGTGTCGTCGGCGTCCTGCAGCAGCGTGATCGCCGAGGCGGCGGTGACGCCGGGAGGCACCTGGGCGTTGGTGACCTCGTGCTGGCCCGAGAGATCCTCCATCGCCCGGCGGATCTGGTCGGGCAGCTCCTTGACGTAGTCCGGGAGCGTCGGCGGCTCGAGGTACTGGGGAATCGGGTGCTGGGAGCCCGACTCGTCGAAGAAGTGCCAGCCGCCGGCCTCCGAGACCTTCTCGAGGAACGTCTCCGGGTCGCCGATCGCCTGCTTGGCCGCGATGCCCGTCGGGTTGCCGAGCCGGTTGCGGTTCTCGGCCATCTGGGAGAGCACCTTGTTCAGCTCGGTCTGGGAGCCCTGGAGGATCTCGACGATGCCCATTCCCCACAGCCGGCCGGGGACGGGGATGCCCGTGTACATGATGAACGGGAACGGGTCGAACGGCTTGTCGTCGCGGTCGAGCACCTTGCCCTGCGCCCACACGACGCGGACGCCGGCCGGGAACTGCTCGCACGGCTTGGCCCAGTACTGCCGGATCTTGATGCCCTTGTAGGTCGAGCCGCCCGTGGACAGGCCGCCCATCAGCTGCATCTCGACCAGACCCGGATTGGCGGCGGCATCGGGCTTGAGCGTCACGTCCCAGTGGCGCTTGACGTAGTCCTGCGAGCGGATCGACTCCTCGATCAGCCACTCGGCGTCCTCGAACACGTCGGCGAGCGGATCGACGAATGTCCCGAACGGCGAGGGCGCTTCGACCTTCAGGTCACCGGGGGCGATGCGCTTGGATTTCACCTCGGCACCGGTCGCCTGCTGGAAGGCCGCGGCCACCTGCCGATCGCCGCGCATCGTCTTGCCGTCCTCGCCGACCATCAGGCCGCCGTCGGGCCGGACGAGCACATCCACCGGGTCGCCGATGGTCGGATCCCACGTCAGCTTGAGGAACCCGGAGCCGGTGATGCGAGACCACTCGAGCGCCTTCAGGTCATGCTTGCGCATGTTCAGGTTCTTCCACTGGTAGCGCATCATCTGCTCGGACAGCGCCGCGGCGTTCGTGTCCTCCTCGTCGCCCGACTGCGGAGTCGCCACCCACACCGGACGGGTCTTGGTCATCTTCGAGAGCTCGGTGCGGACAATGCCGGCGATGCGGTTCTCGGTCTCGGTGACGCGGCCGGGATCGGACAGGCCGCGAGGCTCGATCAGGCGGTCGCCGGCAAAGCTCAGCCACTGCTTGTTCTGGAAATAGGCGAGGCTCATGAACCACTGGGGCTCGAGCAGCCGGCGCGCCGACTTCGCCTGGCGGTAGCGCTCGTCGAGCCAGCCGGTCAGGCCCTGGGTGCCAGACCCGGTGGGAGTCGAGACCCCGGTGCTCGACATGTCGGTGCCGCTACTCACTTCTCGCCACCCTGAACGCCGAGCGCCACCACCTCGGCGAATACACGATCTCGCACGATCGCCCCTTCGACGAAAGCGCCGGCAGGATATACAGATTGCCCGGCGGGCAGTTGTAGGACGGCCGCAGGTGCGGCTTCAATCTCAGCTCAGCCATCTCGCCCGTAGGAGTCGGAGATCGTGATCTTGCCGACCATGTTCATCTGGTCGTCCTCGCGCGGTGCCGGCTCCTGGAAGGGGATCGGCTCGCGAAGCGGGATACGCTCGGGCGCCTGGATGCGGTCGGCCAGGACGCGGCGCTCCTCGGCGTTCTCGCGCTCGCGCGCGCGCGCGTAGAGCAGGAAGACGATCACCACGACGGCGAGGGCGATGGCTTCGGCGACGGCGACGATCGTCATCAGAATCCTGCGGCGATCGTGACGAGGTTGCCGGCCCCGTCGCGGATGAAGCCGCCCGAGTACGCCTCCGACGCCGACAGCGGGCCGGCGACGTCGACCGTCATCACCAGCCGGCCAACCGCGTCTCGCATGAATCCGCCCGACATCGCGGCCGCGCCCGAGGTCACCGCCGAGAGGCGCCCGGCAGCGTCCCGGACGAACCCGCCGGACATCTGCTCGGCGGCCGTCAGGCTTCCGCCCGGCGATGCGACTATCAGGAGACGGCCGTCGCCATCGCGCACGAATCCCCCCGAATACGCCTCGGTCGCGCCGAGGGCCGCGTTCGCCGTCTCGGTCACCGTCACCAGGCGCCCGTACGGGTCGCGGACGAATCCGCCCGACAGGCTCTCGTTGGCGGCCAGGGTCATGCGGCCAATCTCGCGGTGACGACCTTGCGCAGCTGCTCGTTCTCGGCCTCGAGCCGGTTGGCGAGATCCATCACCTCGCGAAGCTTGCGGTAGTGCTTCTCATGGAGCGTCGGCTTGAACGCAAGCAGCTCGGCCATCTCCTTCACGCAGGACTCGCACAGGCAGATCCGGTTCAGCTCGACGAGGACCGCCATCGATCCCCACTCGCGGATGAAGCCGCGGCCGGCGGGCGTGCCGAGGTCGATGAAGACCGTCTCGGCGTCGGCGCCCCGCAGGCACCCGGAGCACACCGCCGGCTTGGGCTCGGCGACGTGCGCGCGCCAGACGGGGGCGGGAATGTCGTAGGCCTCGTTCATCGGCCTCTCGCCTGGGCGATCCTGCCGGCGAGGCCCATGACGCCCGGCCCTGGCATGGCGCGCTGGGTGAGGCTCGGGGGGCGAATCGGCGTGGCCGTGAGCCGGCCGCCGGCAATCGGGCCGATGCGGATCGGCGTGGCGCCGCCGACCGGGCGAAAGCCGCCACCGGGAAGGGCGGGACGGGGTGTGGCCATCGGGTTTCCTTTCTAGCGCTGAGCCGCGCGGGCGGCGGCGAGGAGCATGGCAAGACGGGCGAGACCGCCCTGGGCGGGCGCACCCTGCGGGCCCGGCGGCGGCTGACGACGGCGGGGAGGAGCGGCCGCGGCCTGCGGGCCGGAAGGCATAACGGGTCCAGGGGCGGAGAATGACATCCGGTTCCTCTCTTCTCTAGGCTTTCGTCGAGCGCCGGGTGACACTCGTCTGCGGAAGCTCCGACATGTATGCAGCCTTCTTGGCTCGTTCCCCGGGGGTCGTCACGACCACTGCCCGGGACCGTAGCCCGAGTTGAGCACCCGGCGCCGGCCCGAGCCGAGTCTCGCGATGCGCTCCATGTGCCGGCGCAGCATGATCGTCTTGGCGTCCTCGTACACCGGCTCCTTGGGCTTGGTCGGCGCCAGCGGGCGCTGCATGACCACGTATCTCAAGGCATCCAGGAGATGGTCGTCCTTCTTGACCGGCTGCTCCTTCGAGGCATGCTCCGTCCGTCCGGTATCGCTCACCCACCGGTAGCGCTTGAACTGGCCGAGCAGCTCCGGGCAGTTGCCGCACACGATCAGCTTGCCGGCGTCGAGCCGCTCCCTGACCCGGTTGATGCCGGCGCTCACGGCGTTCTGGCCGGGGATGGTGTAGATGCCGTGATCGGCGAACTCCGCCTGATCGGATCTCCCCGTCTGGCTGTTCTTGTTGCGTGCCGTCGGGTCGATCACCGTCCAGTTGACCTCGAGCGGCATGATGCCCTTGCCCTCCTTGCGATACCCCCAGTGAAGATCGCGCTTCCTCATCTCCTCGCACGCCTCCTTCACCGTCGCTCCGCGCAGGGCGATCTCGTCGAACACCACGAGCTCGTCCTCGAAGTTCAGATAGCAGTAGACGACGGCGAGCATGTGACGCCAGCCCGGGTCGATGCCCCTGAACACCTCGGCGCCCGGGGGAACCCGATCGATCTCCGGGACCGTCGGCGGGTCCGACGGGTAGATGCGCCCGGCGAAGTTGACGAACCGGCCGGACTTTCTCGCCTCGCGCTCCGGGCCCGTGTACTTCTGGAGCTGGCGCTGCTTGCCCTCCTCGGAGAGGTGAGGGTTGTCGTCCATGTCGACGACCACCACCCGCGTGCCGATCTTCTCCTCGATCTGCTCCGGCGTCAGCCCCTGGTGCTCGAGCAGCTCCCACGGCTCGTACAGCTGGTCGTACATCCAGGCCATCCCCGAGAACGGGGTCAGGCAGAAGATCTCCTCGCCGTCATAGTCCACCAGGCGCATCGCGCACTCGTTGCGAACCTCCTGGCGAGGCTCCTCGTCGTAGAGCACCCTATGCAACGCAACGCCGCCGAGCTTCTCGCGCTCCTGCTCCGAGGAGTTGAACTGGATCCACGAGCCGTTCTGAAACCGCAGGATGCGCTGAACCTTGTCCCACGCCCGGTCGAAGCTCTTGTAGCGGAACGCGCGCTTCGGGCACCATCTGCGAATCGCCTCGTGAATCACCCCGTCGAGCGTGTTCGTCAGATCCGGAGTCACGATGCGGACCTTGGCCGGCGGCTCCCAGCGCTTGTAGGGTCTGAGATGCTCCGGGACCATGTCCTCGTCGAGCACCTGGATCAGCGTGTCGATCACGCCGGCCGTCGTCTTCCCACTTCGATTCCCGCCGAAGAACGCCCGCATCCCGGGGAACGGCGCGCGATGAAACTCCAGCTGCTTGGGATGAAGCGGCCCGAACAGCAGATTGTTGTAGCGGACCAGCGGGTTGTCCTTGACCGCCTCCTCGAGCGCCTGGAAGGCGAGGAGCGCCTGCTCCTGCTGCTCGGGGCCGAGCTGCTCGAGCGCATCCAGGTTGATCGGGATGCCGGCGACCTTCTTGGGCAAGTCGGACCTCCTGAGGCTTTCCGTCCGGGGTACCCGTCATCATTCTCAGCCTCGATCGAATAGCGCCGGGGCCGCGACGGCGGCCTTCGGCCCCTTTCTCTCATGGCGAGACTAGCGGCATACCGATGGAAGTGGCAGGGCCGGCAGAGCCCGAGCCTCCCGACGGCCCGCTGGGTCAACGCCGACAAGCATGGCTCCGCGCTCCGCGCCAAGTATGCCTGCCGCTGCTGGGGCTGCGACGAGCCGATCACCGTCGGCTCCAAACTTCTGTGGAACCCGGACACGAACCGCCGGATCCACGCCGGCTGTAAAGACCTCGCGCTCGCGAGAGGACAAGCGAAACGGGCCCGACTGGAACAGGGCTCGGCAGTAGAGAAGGAAGGATCCGGCACGTCCAGAGGCTGACCGGCTACCGGGCCGTGCGGAACTCGCCGAGTCGTCACTAGGCGAGCGACGGTACAAGCCAAGGCTCACGCCAGTGTCAGGACCGCCCAAGCGTCAGAGGCCCAGGGCGAAGCCTGCTCTAAGCAGACAAACTCGGGGATCGAATCCCGGTGGGGGGGACGGTGCAGTACGCCCGGAGCCGAGGGCCGGGCAAGAGG